TGATTGGGTAATATTTAGAGCTTATTCAGGTACTCGTATGAAAATGTATGGTAAAGAGTTTCGTTTAATTAACGATGATACTGTAGAAGCAGTAGTAGATGACCCAACAGGAGTAGTTAGAGCATGAGTGAAAGTATAGAACAAGTAATAGATACAAACCCAGAATCAATACCAGAATCAATACCTGAGCAAACATCAGAAGATAAATTTTTTGGTGTTACAAATGAGATTAATACTGCACCTTCAAAAGATATTGAAGTAGAAGTTATTGATGAAAGACCAGAAGAAGATAGACGACCTCCAAAAGTAGAAACTAAAGAAGAACCTGTAGATGATGAAGCTTTAGACCAAGAGATTGCAGATTATAGTAAAAAAGCTGGTGAAAGAATTAATAAAATTAAGTATGAGTTTCACGAAGAGCGTAGAGCAAAAGAACAAGCTTTAAGAGAATCACAAGAAGCTACAAGAGCATTAAAAACTTTGATGAAAGAAAATCAAAAGTTACAAAGTGTAGTTTCACAAGGAGGCGATGTATTAAACCAACAGGCACTTAATAATGCACAATGGGCAAAATATAACGCACAAGAAAAATTTAAAAAAGCTTACGAAGAAGGTAATGCAGAAGAAATGGCTCTTGCACAAACAGAATTAGCACAAGCTACTTTAGCAGAACAACAAGCTGGTAATTATGCACAACAACTACAAACAGATGTTGCTTCTAAATATGTAGAACAAGAAAAACAAATTGAAAAACCTTCTGACCCAGATATGGATGCATGGTCTAAAAAGAATCCTTGGTTTATGGGAACTGACCCAATACATAAAGAAATGACATCATATGCTATGTATTTAGACCAATCATTACAAGCTAATGGGATTGACCCTGCAAAAGATTCTCAGAAATATTATTCTGAGATTGATATAAAAATGAAAGAACAATTTCCAAATTTTTTTGGTGTAACACAACAACAACCTGTGGAAACAGAAGAAGTTGAAATTACACCTAAAAGACAGGTAACCAATCCTGTAGCACCCGCAACGAGGAATAGCGGTAAAAGCCCTCGCAAAATACATCTGACTCAGAGCCAAGTCGCTCTCGCAAAGCGTCTTAATATAACTCCAGAGCAGTATGCAAATCAATTATTAAAGGAGACTTAAAATGTCCGAAGAAAATAATATAGAAACAAATAGTGATAGCAAAGAGCAATCACAAGAGCGTACCCCTAGGGAAATAGAAAGTCGAGAGGCTTCCCAACGCATACAAAGTTGGGAGAATCCATCAAACTTACCAAATCCAACACCACAAGAAGGGTGGGTCTTTAGGTATATTAGAACAAGCCTTTTAGGTAATGCTGATAATCCTAATGTATCAAGAAAATTAAGAGAAGGATGGCAACCTTGTAGATTAGAGGACCATCCAGAACTTCAAATTCATATGATGGACCACAATTCTGAATGGTCAGCAAAAGGTAATGTTGAGATTGGTGGACAACTGTTATGTAAGATGCCAGAAGAAAAAGCGAAAGCTAGAGATGAATATTTTGCTAATTTAGCTGAATCTCAAATGGAATCTGTAGATAACACTTATTTTAAGGACCAAGATTCTAGGATGGCTACCAAACAAGTTTTTGAAAGAAAATCACGAACAACATTTGGTAAAGATTCATAGTCTCTTGATATATTAATTAATTTTTTTTTTAGGAGAAAATTATGGCAGCAAGTGCAGCTCCACATGGAGCAAGAGTAGTTGGTACTGTAGTTGGAAGTCCCTATCAAGGTAAAGTTACACATTATAAAATTAAAAATGCATATGCTACAGACATATTCTATGGTGATTTTGTAAAGTGGAATGATGATAACCCTAATACCACTATCCAAAAAGATACTGGTACAACATCATTAACACCGATTGGTGTATTCCTTGGTTGTGCTTACACAGACCCTTCTACAGGTCAATTCACACCAAATCAATATTATCCAGCTTCAACTGCTGCAGATGATATTGTTGCGTATGTAGCTTCAGACCCATTTGTATTAATGCAGATGCAATCAGACGAATCTCTTGGACAAGATGACCTTGGCAAGAATTGTGCTGTAGTGCAAACTGCAGGAAGTACAGCAATAGGTACAAGTAAGAACGCAGTCGATGGTAGTACAGCAAATACTACCAATACACTACCATTGAAAGTCGTAGACTTTGTAGATGGACCAGATAGTGCTATTGGTGATTCATTTACTGATGTACTAGTTATGTTTAATGTTGGACACCAGTTGTTAAATACAACAGGTATAGGTTAAGGAGTAAATTATGGCAGCTATTTCAAGAGCTAATGAGTTAAAACAACTCTTACCTGGTCTTAACGCATTATTCGGCGAAGAATATAATCGTTATGAGAACGAGCATGAAGAAATCTATGTAACTGAAAATTCTGAAAGAAGTTTTGAAGAAGAATTGAAGTTATCTGGTTTTGGAGCAGCTCCAGTAAAAGATGAAGGTTCAGCTATCACTTATGATACTGCACAAGAATCTTTTGTCGCTAGATATACGCATGAAACTATTGGTTTAGGATTCAGCATTACTGAAGAAGCAATGGAGGATAACCTCTATGTTTCAGTATCAGCTAGATATACTAAAGCATTAGCTAGAGCTATGTCTTATACAAAACAAGTGAAAGCAGCGTTTCCATTAAATAATGGATTCTCAACTACTTTCTCTTCTGGTGATGGTGTCGCTTTATTTAGCACAGCTCACCCACTTGTAAATGGTGGCACAAATAGTAATAGACCATCAACAGGTGCAGATTTAAATGAAACATCTTTAGAAGATGCAATCATTCAAATTGGCAAATATGTTGATGAAAGAGGTCTAAAAATTGCAGCAAAAGCTAGAAAGCTTATTATTCCTAGTGATTTACAGTTTGTAGCAACTAGATTGTTACAAAGTGATTACAGAGTAGGAACTGCTGACAATGACATAAATGCAGTAAAAACAAATGGTGTAATTCCAGAAGGTTTTTCAGTTAATCATTATTTAACTGATACTAATGCTTTCTTTATTACAACAGATGTTCCAGATGGAATGAAGCATTTTGTTAGAGCACCTATGACTACTACTATGGATGGAGACTTCGATACTGGTAATGTTAGATATAAAGCGAGAGAAAGATATTCTTTCGGTGTATCTGACCCACTAGGTATCTTTGGTTCACCAGGTAGTTCGTAAGAACTTTAGGGGAGCACACGCTCCCCTTTTTTTATGTTATATTATTAATATCTAGGATTTTTAAATTGTTCTATAGACTGACCTAGCAGACAAGCCAAGACGATAGAACTTATTTTCGAGGAGAAAATTATGGCAAAAACAACTTTTTCAGGTCCAGTTAAATCATTAGCAGGATTTATATCAGCAGGTAATGCAAATGTAGTTAGCTTAACAGCAGACACTACACTTACTGTTGCAGCACACGCAGGAAAAATATTAACTTGTAATGATGCTGATGGTAAGTTTACTTTACCTAGCATAGTAGCAACAGCTCCAGGTGAAGATGGAGACCCAAATCAAACAAATAACTTAGGTGCATCTTTCTTTTTTGTAGTAGAAACAGCAGCTACTGATATGGATATACTTACAGATGGTACAGATAAATTTGTAGGTGGTTTATATACAGGTGTTGATGATGCTACAGGTAAAACATTTATTTCTGGTGCATCTAATGATGTCATTACATTAAATGGCTCAACTAAAGGTGGATTAGCAGGTAGTATTATTAGAGTAACTGCAATGGGTAGTGCTAAATACGCTGTAGAAGGAATCATTTTAGGTTCAGGCACTTTAGTAACTCCATTTGCTGACGCTTAATAGGAGATAACTATGGCTGATGCAGTAACAACACAAACCATAATAGATGGTGAAAGAAATTGCGTTATGAAATTTACCAATGTCAGCGATGGCACAGGAGAATCAGCAGTAGCTAAGGTAGATGTATCTGCCTTAGCTTCTAACTCAGCAGGTACAGCTTGTTCTGAAGTTAGAGTAATGCGTATTAGCCATGCTATCGTAGGTATGTCTGTCCAATTATTTTTAGATGCTACAAGCAATGTTCTTTTAATGGAACTAGCTGAAAGTAGTAATGGACATATGGATTTTAAAGATTTTGGTGGATTACCAAATAATGCAGGTAGTGGTAAAACAGGAGACATTCTTATTACTACTAAAGGACACTCTTCAGGAGATACTTATTCTATCGTTTTAGAGATGATTAAAGTATATTCTGATTAACTAGGATTTATTATGGCAAATTATATAATTTCAGAAACTGGACAATTTCCACCTCAATATAAAGTTTTAGAAGCTTCAGATGATGGTATATGGAGACCTATATTTGGTCCTGACCCAGACTTAGAAGATGCACAACGCAAGTGTGATGAAATGAATGGTGTTAGAGCTAGAGATGACAAAGGTCATTATGTAGCTGATGACCCATCAACACCTGATGTTAATGAAGCTTATGTTGGTGGTAAAAAACCAAAAAAGAAAACAACTAAAAAACCCGCAGCTAAAAAAAAGGCTAGACCTAAAAAAGCTGCATCTAAATAAAGGAATAAATTATGGCAGGTAAAGAACCAAAAGGTAAAATGGCTGGAGGTAAAAGAACCAAAGGCGGAATGGCTGGAGGTAAGCGTACTAAAGGCGGTATGGCTGGAGGTAGAAAAACTAAAGGCGGTATGGCTGGTGGTAGGCAACCTAGAATGGTTGAATCTGGAGTTCAACAAAACAAAGAATTTGTTAAAAAAACTTTTGGCGTTGGCGGCAATACAAGAATGACTAATGATAAACCAATGGAAAATCAAGGATTTCGTGGTGGTAGATTTATTAGAAGAAAAGTATTAGGTCTGGCTGGTGGCAAAAAAACCAAAGGTGGCATGATGGGTGGTAAAAGAACTAAAGGTTATGCCAGAGGTGGTAAGTCTTAACTTGTAATTATGCCTATGAGAAAACAGGCTAAAATGCCTCCTAGAAATAAAAAGAACTTTCGTTCTACTAAATCTGGTGCTGGTATGACTAAAGCTGGTGTAAAAGCTTATAGGCGTTTAAATCCTGGTTCTAAGTTAAAAACAGCAGTAACAGGTAAAGTAAAAAAAGGTAGTAAGGCTGCAAAACGCAGAAAATCTTACTGTGCAAGGTCTTTAGGACAACTTAAACGCAGTTCAGCTAAAACTAGAAACGACCCTAATTCAAGAATTAGACAAGCTCGTAGAAGGTGGAAGTGTTAATTGAGAAAACGTAGAGACCCTAAAGTAGGAACAGGAAAAAAACCCAAAGGTAGTGGGAGGAGATTATATACTGATGAAAATCCAAAAGACACTGTTAGCATTGCTTTCAGAACTCCAGCAGATGCTCGTAGAACTGTGGCTAAAGTTAAAAGAATTAACAAACCTTTTGCTAGAAAAATCCAAATCCTTACTGTGTTGGAACAAAGAGCAAAAGTCGCAGGTAAAACAGAACAAGCAAGAATCGCTAAAAAAGGCAAAGAAGCAATAAGAAAAAAACAAGGTAAATAATGGCAACAAGTGGAACAACAACATTTACACTAGATTTAAGTGATATCATGGAAGAAGCTTATGATATATGTGGTAGTGAATTGCGTTCTGGTTATGATTATAAAGGAGCTAAAAGAGCACTAAATCTTATTTTTTTAGAGTGGCAAAACAAAGGTTTAAATCTTTGGAAAATAGAACAAGCTACACAAACACTTACTGCTGGTACAAATACATATACTTTAGAATCTAGTGCTTTAGAAGTTATTGATGCTTTTATTAGAACTGATGCAGGTGATACAAATAATCAGTTTGACCAAAGATTAAATAGAATATCAAGAACACAGTATAATCATCAAGCTAGTAAATTATTACAATCTAAACCAACACAATTTTTTATTGATAAAGGCACAAGCTCTAATAGTATTGTATTATGGGCAACACCTGACTCTGCTGAAACATATACTTTAGTATATGATTATATTCAAAGAATTGAAGATGCAGGAAATGTTGCTAGTAATAATGCAGATGTTCCTAGTAAATATTTACCATGCTTAACTTATGCACTTGCATATAATTTAGCTTCTAAAATACCTGAAGCAGTAAATAGAGTTCCAATGATTAAACAAAGATATGATGAACTTTGGAATGATGTTAGTGATGCCGATAGAGAAAGAGCATCTGTTAAATTTGTTCCTGATATAAATAGTTACAGATGACATATGCTGTAGGAAAAAAAGCTCTAGGTAATTGTGATAGATGTGGATTTACATATAAATTAAAAGATTTAAAGTATGAAACAGAAGATAGTATTCATAATGGATTAAGAGTATGTTCTGATTGTTTTGATGTTGACCATCCACAATTAAAAATAGGTGAAATAGATTCATCAGATAATATAGCATTATTTAATCCAAGACCTGATAGAGGTAGAAAATCATCTACTGAATACTTTGGTTTTAATCCAGTATCAAGCACAGGTTTAGTTTTAAGAACAGAAATAGGAAAAGTTAAAGTGAGTACAGAATAATGGCTTGGACATTTACAACATTAAAAACAGCAATACAAGATTATACTAATAATACAGAAACTACTTTTGTAAATAATTTAGATGAATTTATAGTTAATACAGAAGATAGAATACAAAAGCTTGTATCTTTACCAGTATTTATTAAAAATGTTGAAGGTACTTTAACTTCAGGTAATCAATATTTATCAACCCCAACAGATTTTTTATCATCTAATTCTTTAGCAATAGACAATAGTGGTTATGAATATTTATTATTTAAAGATGTATCTTTTATAAGAGAAGCTTATCCTGATAGTTCTACAACAGGAATACCTAAATATTATGCAAGATTTGATGAAGATAGTTTTATTGTTGCACCAACACCTAATGCTAATTTTACTGCAGAATTACACTACGAATATCGACCAACATCAATAACAACAAGTGGAGATGGAACAAGTTATTTAGGCACTAATGCACCAGATTGTTTATTATATGGCTCTTTGGTAGAAGCTTATACTTTTATGAAAGGAGAACCAGACATTATGGTTAATTATGAAAAAAGATTTCAAGAAGCAATTAGTAGACTTAAAGTATTTGGAGAGGGTAAAAATACAAAAGATAATTACAGAACTGGTCCTGTAAGACAACAGGTAACATAATGTTTAGTTTAGATGTAACAAGTAATGTTGGTGACATATCAGTTAAAACTACTAATAATAAAGGTTTAAGTCCTGAATATTGGACTGAAAGAATTATAGATAGATTAATATCTATTAGTGATAATGCTGACCCTATGGTTAAAGCACAAGCACAATCATATAAAGATAGTATGACACAAGTTGTACTTTTATATTTAAAACAAGCTATAGCTAGTGATAGAGCTACTGTAGCAGGATTATTAGAAAAACAAGGTCATAAAG